GCTTCTTGCGCGCGCGCAGACGACGAGCGAGCAGCTCGCCGCAGTCCTTGGCGTTGAACGGCTCGTTGACGTTGCGCCAGCCCTCGACCGCGAGCTTCGCGAACAGGCGCAGGTCGCGCTCCATGTCGTCGAGCGGATCGGGCAGCGGCTTGAGGGCGAGCTTCTTCGCTTCCTTGAAGTACGCCGAGCCCTGCCCGGCCCACTTCAGGAGGAGCACGATCGGCTCGGGGTTGTCCTTGGGGTAGTGAACGTCGAGCGTCCACTCCACGGTCTCGGGGGGCTCGAGGTGCGCGAACAGGTCGTCGGTGAACTGAGGCATACAGCAAGCCTCGCCGCACCGACGGAGACGGGTCGATTTCAGCCCCGAAGGGTCCGGTCTTTGAGGCGCAGGACCGGCACTGCATGCCCGCTTCGCTCGCGCCGGAGGATGGGACAGCGCGAGCTGCAGCCCCGAACTACTCGAAGATGCAGAGCACGTTCGCGACGTTCGTCGTCTCGTGCAGGAAGCCGGGGGCGTCGAAGTTGAGCCTCACCTGCGTGTTCGCCTGGATCTGCAGCTGATCCTGGCGCATCACCGTGCGAGGCATGCGGAACGCGACCATGTAGTCGCCGTTGTCGATGCAGGCGTCCCACTGCAAGTCGTCGTTGTTGCTGGCCGCGTCGATCATCGCCGAGTTGTCGAAGTACGCCTCGACCTTCACGCTCGGGTTGAACGCGCCGTAGATGTGATCGACGGCGCCGGCCGTGCCCTGGACCTCGAGCGGCGTCACGTTGTTCGCCAGCGTGAGCGTCCAGTTGTTGATCTTCGCGACGAGGTTGCTGCCCGCGTCGAGCAGGCGCACGAACCGGAGGTCGTTCGCCGTGTCCTCGAGGTTGGTGACGAGCGGCGCGAACGCGGTCGAGGCGCGATCGCCGCGCGAGACACCACCAGCCGCCTCGCGCGCGGCAGCCGCCACCGGCTTCGTCGCGTCGGTGCCGACGAACTGGACGGTCGCCGTGATCTTCTGCTTCAGCGGCGCCGCGATGTCGATCTTGTCGACGGCCAGGCCCTTCGCGCGCACCCAGCGGGTCGAGCCGTCGCTGCCGGCGTTCGGCAGCTCGAGCTCGCCGAAGAGGCGCTTCTTCGCGTAGTTCGCGCTGGTGATCGCGTAGTTCTGGTAGAGCGACGGGATGCGCACGCGGATGTTCTTCCCGGCCGCGGGGTCGGCCGCGAGCGCAGCGCCGCTGACGACAAAGTGCCCCTCGAGCGTCACCTGGTGCGCCGTCACCGCGGTCACCCAGGCGAACAGGATCCCGAGCGCGGGCATCGTGTTCGCGGCGTTGCCATCGCCGATCTGGATCAGCGCGCCAACCGGGATGCCGCGCGTCGTGAAGTCCTCGGTCGTCGAGATGAGGTTGAACGAGGCGTCGATCTTGACGTCGCCCGCGGTCGCGGCCTCGAAGCCCCAGACGCCGAGCGTCGCGTTGTCGGGCGGCGCCGCCTCGGCGACCAGCAGGCCGGTCGCGACCTTGATCGCCGTCGCGGTCGAGGTGCCGGCAGTCTTGAACAGCCCGTTGTTCGCGGCGTTCGTGAAGCCGCGCGTCTTGATGAGCGTGCCGTCGGGCAGGTCGCCGAGCGCCGCGACCGTGAACGAGTCGTTGCTCACGCCGCCGTCGACGACCACCGTCGGGCGGTAGAGGCGCTGTCCCTTGCCGCCCGGATGCGCGCCGGCGCACCGGAAGATCGCCTCGGCGATCAGGTCGGCGAAGTCCTTGTTGAAGTCGTGCGCGAACTGCGGCTTGACCGCCCAGCCGACGACGCGGCCCTTGCGGTTGCCCATGTACGGGTCGTGGATGTTCCGCTCGACCGTCTGGAGCTCCTGCTTGAAGCCCTGGATGCTGCCCTTGTCGGGCTGCAGCTGAACCCAGCCAGCTATCGGATCGGTCCCGAGCGTCGGCTGCGGGGCCATACGGATGGAGACTGATTCGCTGAGGACGTCCGCCATGCAGCCACGGTGCGGCGGCCGAGGCGGATGGGTCGATTTGCGCTACCGGCGCCGCTTGCGCCGTGGCGGACTCGCGCCGCACATGCAGACGCGCCTCGACGCGAGCGCCATGACCAGCCGGCACCAGAGCGTGTGGCGCGTCATGCCGTGTACGTGTACCGGCACTCGACCGTCACGACCCGCATCGCCCACTCGCCGTCGCTCGCCGGCTTGCTGCTCGGCGCGTCGTGCGTGCGCAGCTCGCCGCTCCGCTTGCGCTTCAGCACGGTGCGCACATCGTCGGCGAGCCCCGTGAGCTTCGCGGTGCCCTCGTTCAGCGGCCCGAACAGCTGCACGATGATCACGCCGGCCGCCTCGTTCATCGCGAGCGGCCCCTGCGTCAGCTGCTCGTCCGTCGCCGGCCGGTACACGATCCGCGCCCAGCAGCCGAGCGCGCCGAGGTTGTCGGGGCTGTATCGCTCGTCGTCGGTGCACCAGGGCACGCTCGTCGCCTGCGCGGTGTCGGCCGGATGCAGCGCCTCCCAGCCGGCCTTCCACAGCTGCAGGATCGCCTCGACGGCTTGCGACTCGGTCACGGGCTTACCGCCATCCACGGCTCGCCGTCGGGCACGCCGACAATCTTTGGGGTGTGATGCCAGTCGGCGAAGTCGATAGACGGCGAGATTTGCCACTCGCCGGGACCGCAGCGAGTAAGCCCCCACGTCCTACCAAGTGGGCCGTCCTCGATGTGGGGGCAGCTCGGGTTGACTGGAACTCGCCACGTCTGCTCGTGGCCATCGGTGGTGCGTCCGTAGAAGTGCAACATCCAGCCGCGCGCGTCGCCGCAGACGCCCGGCACGATGCAGCACTCGTTTAGATCGAGAGCGCCGCGTTCTGCGTACGGTCGGTAACGCAGCTCCATGTCGTCACGCTCGCGCGCGCGCCCACCCCGGGTCGATTACTCGCCGCCGAACGGGCTGTAGGCGCTCGCCAGGTTCTCGGCGCCGGTGCCGCCGACCGTGTCCGCAAATGCGCCTTGAATCCCAGCCACGTCCAAAGATCCGCCCTTCTCCTGCGCGCGCTGGAGCGTCTGCATCACCGTCGTCTCGATCCAGCCCGCCGCGGCCTTCTTCGACGTGCCGTAGTTGAGGAACCAGACGTAGTCGACCGGGTTGCTCACCCAGAGCGGGCCGGCCTCGAGCTTGTACGCCGTGACGCCGGCGTTCGACGCGCCCGCGCCCGCCTCCGTCGCCTCGGTCACCGGCTGGCCGATCGACGCGAACCAGTTGCGGCGGGCGTGACCGGTATCGACCGGCGTCGCGCGCATCAGCGCCTTGACGAGCTCGAGCACCAGCGCGATCGCCTGCTTCTCGACCGCGCGGCGCAGCTCGGCGGCGATGCGGTCCGCCTGAGGCGTGCCGCCGGGCATGGAGCGCTAGCCCTTCGAGCGGAGGGCGCGGCGTTCGGCGCGGGTGAGCGCCTGCTGCGCCGGCGTGCGCACTGAGATGGTCTCGCCGGCAGTCAGCACGACTGGCTGGCCGTCGATGAGAATGGTGCGTCGCTCACCGGCGGCAACGTCATCGCCGTGACGAAGCGGAGGCGCCTCGGGCTCGGCGCTCACCGGCGCCTGAGCCTCGGGCGCCGCTGCTTCGAGCTCGCCGCTCGCCAGCGGCGTGACAGCCTCGGGCGGATGCGTCACCAGACCCGACCGGAACATCGCGAGCGCATCGATCGCCTGTAGGCCCTTCGCGCGCCAGTCGAACACCTCGCCGGCCGCGACCGTCCCGTCTGGAAACGCCGAGGTGGCGACCAGCGGACGGTCAGGGTCGAAGGCGATGCCGAACATCAGCCGCCTCGCTACTACTGGGTGATGCCCGTGTAGTAGGTGCCGAAGTTCGGATCGACGATCACGAAGCCCTGCCACATGTCGAGGATCCAGGACTGCGAACCGCCGGCGCCGACGGTCGGGCGCGGCACGTCGCGCACCTGGAAGCCGTTCGGCGCGACGCCGCTCCACGCGAGGCGGGCGAAGCCGGTCGACTCGGTCATCGCGACCGTGGCGGTCCCGTTGCCGGTGTCCGTCGCGGTCATGTCGACGCCCTCGGCGTCGTACGTCATCAGCGCGTCGAGCGGGTTGACGATGAACGAGTTGCTCGGCGAGCCGTCGACATTCGACGTGTTCTTGATGCCGAGCGACACGCTCACCTTCATGCCGAGCAGCGTCGAGAGCTGCGCCTCGGTCGCGATCGGCAGCATCATGACCGATGCGACCTGACCGCCGAGGATCTGCTGGCGAACGTACGGGTTCGTCGCGAGCTTCTCGAACGCCTTGAAGCCGAGGCGCAGGTTCGTCGGCATCTTGCCGGTGCGCAGCAGGAAGATGCGCTTCTCGGCGAAGATGCCCGGAACCGGATCCTTGGTCGTGTCGGACCAGAAGATGCGGTTCATCGCGGTCGTGCCTTCCGAGCCCGAGTCCGTCGCGTTGCCGGTCACCGTGCGGGTCCACTTCGACGCGTTCCAGAGCGCCGAGAAGCGCCCCTCGACGTGGATGTTGCCCTTCAGCGCGATCCCCTTCGAGATCACGGCCGGGGCGTCCATGCCGTACTCGTAGCCGATCTTCGCGGCGTCCTCCGCCGTGAGGACGAACTCGAGCGCACGCGAGTCGGTCGTGTAGTTGACCGTGCCGACGCCGATCGTGGCCTTCTCGGCCTCGGCCGGCGAGCTCGACCGCACCTGGACCTCGTCGCGGTTCAGGTACTCGGCGAGCACCACCGCGAGTCGACCGGCCTGCACGGGAACGCGGATGAACGGGACATCCTTCACCGCGAGGAATCCGTCGTTGCTCTGGAAGAACTCCATGGCCTGACGGGTGACGATCGGGTTCGTCGGAGAGAAGACGGCTCCGAAGCTGCCCTTCTGGACACGCTGGTTCTTCGGCGGCATGGTCGTGATTCCTTTGCTTGGGGACTGAGTGAGCGGTGGAGGTGTGGTTGGTTGTTCGCGCGGCGAGGGATTAGAGGACGACGTTGTCGTCGACCCAGAGCGCTTCGCCGAAGGCGTTCGCGGCACAGGCGCCGTACGCCTTCAGGCGCGGGTACTGCGTGGTCACGGCGGTCTGGCCGAGGCCGCCCGCCGTCGGGCCGATCTGCGCCGCGTCGGCGATGCCGGTGCCGCCGCAGAGGTAGACGACCTTGCCGCCGATCTGCACGGCGACGGCGCCGCCCGCGACCGCGTCGTTGTAGGCGACGCCGTCGGACTTGTCGGTGGTGGCGCTGCAGGCGACGTAGCCGCCGGCCGCGTACTTGACGAACTGGCCCTTGGAGATGGTGCCGTTCGCGATGCCGTCGATGAGGACAGGGTTGCCGGTCATGGTGTTCTCGCTTGTGCGGGTGGTGGAGAGGGGGGTTGTTCGACGGCGATCAGCCGGCGCGGGACTCTTCGTAGGCGCGCTTGAGCGCGGCGCCCTTCTCGGTCTTGACGAAGGCCGAGAGGCCGTCCGTCCAGACGTTCTTCTCGATCTTCTTCTCGGCGCAGAACGCGACGAGGCCCTTCTCGAGCTTCTCCATCGCGTCACCCGCGTCGTCGCCCTCGGTGACATCGTCGGCGCCGCCGTTGAAGCCGGACGCGCCCTTGCCGATGCGGCTGTTCTCGACCATGGCGCGGAGGACGGTCATCTCCTCCTCGTCGCCCATGTGCTTCTCGATGAAGCGGTCGAGAACCTCGTCCTTGCCGGCGGCGGCGTTCTTGAAGGTCGACTTGCGAAGGTCGACGATCGCCGCCTTCTTGACCTTGTCGGCCTCGGCGTCGAGGCGCTTGGCCATCTCGACGAGGCGCGGATCGTCCTTCGCCTTGTAGACCTCGCCGGACTTCGCGAGGTAGACGACCTTGTCGGCCTCCTCGTTGCGCTTGGCGATGTCGGCGACGATGGCGCCGCGGTCCGCGGCCGACTTGGCCAGGAACGCCGCCTGCTCGTCACCGCTCAGCGTCTTGTAGTGCGCGTGCTCGGCGCTCGAGAGCGCGATGACGGCCGCGAGGGTCTTCTTGAGGGTGGCGATTTCCTGGTCCTTGGGGTCCATCGTGGATTTCTCCGTTGAAGTGAGTGCAGGTTGCGACACGACCGTCGTGCGGGTCGATTTCTCGCGCGCGGACGCGCCCGACTTCTCCGCGATCGTCGTTTTCTCGACGGTGGACGACTGCGCGAGCGACGCGCTCAGCGCGCCGACGTCGTGTGTGTGGCCGAGCGATTCGCCGATCGTGATGGTGCCGTCCGCGTTGCGGATCCACGGGTGGCAGTGGCCGGTGTAGCAGTCGTTCGGCGACCCATCGACGTACGAGGACTCGTAGCTCGTCGAGCCAGACTGCGACTCGTCGACGCAGTACAGCAGGTGCTGGTGACCCTGCGTCGCGGTCGTCATCGCCGACTGCTTCCGGATCTCGGTCGGCTTGGCGTCCTTGCGCTTGAGGATCGCGGTCCCCTGCGCCTCCTGTGCGCCGGTTGGAACCGCCGCGAGCTCGGCGATGAGGAGCTTGGTGAGCTTGGCCTTGGGGAGCATTACGCAGCCTCCTTCTCCGGGACGCGAATCGCGCCGCCGCCGATCGAGAACTGACGCAGCTCACCGTTCTCGAAGCGCTTGAACACCTCGGCGGTCGGCTGCATCGCGACGAGCCAGCCCGTCTTGTCGGTCACGATGCCGAGGCTCTTGGCGATGTCCTCGGTGAGCGGGAACGAGTGGACGACGGTCCCCTTTTGGACCGGGTTGTCCGCCTCGTCGCGCTCGTGGTCTTCCGTCGCCACCCGCTGCGACCTCATGAACTCGGTGATACCCTCGAGCATGGCCTGCTCGGTGATGTGGTCCGCGTAGACCTTCCCGTCGTTCTCGTCGTAGCTGCCGGTGTCGTAGTAGTCCTCGAACACGCCGTCGGCGTTCTTCGTCTTGCAGACGATCGCGAACCCGAAGACGAGCCCGAGCTTCGCGTCGGTCTTGAGGACCGAGACTTCGACTTTGCGGACGTTCTTCACGTGGCCAAGGTCGCGCCTCGCCACCGGGTGGGTCGATTTGCCGGGCGCTCGCCTACGCCGCCTTGACGGTCGTCGCGAACGTGCACCGGCAGTTGGCGACCTCGCTCACCGGCGCGCTCGAGTCGCCGGGAAACTTCATCCGCACCCCGCCGACGTCGAACGTGTCGCGGAACCCGACCTGCGTGCCGTCGAGCGCCACGTGCGACAGTCGCGGATCGCGCTCACCGCCCGCGTGGATCCACTCCTTGACCAGATCGTCAGCGGCGACATCGCCGCACGACACGGCCTGCTCGTAGGCGTCGGTCACGCCCTCGTGGACGTTCCGCAGCGTCTCGGTCCGCGCGATCGTCTCGGCGCGATAGGTGATGGCGTTCTGCCGAAACCTCTCGACCGCCGTGTCAATCTGCCCCTGCGTCAGCTGGTACTCGCCGTCACGCGCGGCGCGGATCGTCCGATCGCTGTGGCCGCTGGACAGCTCGTAGCCGAGCGCCTTGGTCAGGTCGCCGCTCTCGAGCGCGTCCCGGTAGTTCGCCAGCCACTGCTCCTGGACCGGGGCGAGCCCGATCGAGTCCCGGAACTGCTGCGCGATCTCGCGCGGATTCAAGCTGTCGGCCGTGCCCTGCGCCAGCGCGCGCTGCGTGATCTGCCGGGCGATCTGGTGCTGCTCGTCGAGGAAGCCCTGGACGGTCTCGAGCTGGTTCTGCTGCGCGCGGCGGATCACCGCGGGCTGCGTGACGTCGAAACGGACGAGCGAGTCAGCCGTCGCGGGCTGCTCGTCGAGCCACTTCGAGGCGGTCTCGGCCGATCGCACGTACTGCGAGTGCGTCTCGGCGGCGAACTTCAGCGCGGCGTCCTCGACGGCCTGCACCGCGCCGGTCCAGTCGCCCGCGCGGATGCGTGCCTCGATGGCGTCGACCGAATTCTGATCGCGGAGCCAGTCGCTAATCCCGAGCCACTCCGATCCGAGATGCTTCTCGACGAGCGCCAAGAGTGCCTGCATGTCGCGCTCGCTCACTCGAACGGCTCCGATAGCGCTCGCGCGCGACAGACTTCAAGCACGACGCACACTGCGTTCAATGCAGCGCCCGCGTAACACAAGCCGGAGCCGGGTCCAGGCGCGTTACCGAGCGCGAGCAGGTATACCGACGCGGCGAGATGCCATGCGATTCGCCAGCCCATCACTTCCTCGCCGCGAACTCGTACATCGCGCCGACGCCATCGCTGCTCACGGGCGCGATCAGCCGGAACGTCTTGCTCGTGCCGTCGATGTCGACGAGCGTGATGGTGTCCTGCGCGACCGGGATGATGCCGGCGGCGAGCGACGCCCCGAGGATGCCGATGTACCTCTCGGCCTGGGCGACGAGCGTGTCGCCGACGTTCTTCGAGGTGGCCTGCTCGATCAGCGCCTCGCAGCGGTAGCTCGTCGACGTCGGGTTCGTCCCGCCGCTCAGCGTCGTGCGCGTGCCGGGCGTCTGCTTGACGAGCGTGGCCTTCTTCAGGCCGATCGTCTTGGCCTGGCTCTTGAGCGCCTTGCGGACGAGCTTGGCGATGTTCGGCATCGGTCAGCTCCTCACCACGGATCCCGCCGGTCGTAGTCGCGGCACGGCCCGAACGGGTTCTCGCAGCTGCCGGTGTCACCGGTCCCGCCGTCCTGCGCGAGCACGTCCGCGCTCGCCGCGAGGTACGGGCCGATGATCGCCATCACGGACGG